GATCAACTACTAGCTAAGGCGCGAGGCGAGCATGAATAAATTAATCGATTATCTAGACGGTTTGCCATCAAGCGCGCAGTTTTTGCTTGTTGGTTTGGTTGTTAGCTTATTTGTTATGGTGGTGGCGTTATGAGTGAATTAAAGATGAGTAATATCTTGGGAAGCAAGTTAAAGGTTGATGGCCATAGGGCTGCTGTATTGCTAGATGGTGAGGTTATTGCTAAGTGCGCTAGCAAGTCGATAGCCATTGAGATTGCATCTAAGGCAAACAATCACAACAAGCTTGTTGAAGAAAATAAGCGGCTTAGAGATGCTATACACAAAGCGTGTTCAGAGTCGTGCAATATTGCAACTTGCGGCACAATCATGATGAGCGCGGACCTATTTAACGGGCTTGTTGATGCGTACAACGGCTGTGAAGAAACGAAAGAGCGCGAGGATTAACTATGAGAGCTATGTGTTTAAACGTGCGTAATCGCATATTCGGAGAGGGTCAGCGAGCGGCATTCGCTGAGTTTAAAGAGTCTGACTGCCCTTATGGTGGCGAGAAGCGAGAAGTTTGGCTTGAGGGGTATAGGAGCATAGAGGATGAATAAGTATTTCAAAAGAGCCGAATTCTCATGTAAGTGCGGTTGTGGGTTTGAGGTTGCTGACCACGAGTTGCTAGAGCTACTTTCAGTTGTAAGGGTTAGGTTTAACGCTCCTGTGATAATCAATTCGGCGTGTCGGTGTGCAAAACACAACAATGCTGTTGGTGGCGCTTCATCTAGTAAGCACTTGCTTGGTATAGCGGCTGATATTAGCGTAAAAGGTGTTAGCCCGTCAGAAGTTTACGGATTCATAGATAGCGCGTATCCTGATTCGTATGGGATAGGGAAGTACGATACATTCACCCATGTTGACGTTAGGCGATATAAGGCGAGGTGGTAATGAATAAGTGGACTAGCCGTAAATTCTGGACAGTTAACTTTTGGCAGTTGGTTTCGACTGTCGTGTTGATTATGGATAAAGTGGACGGGGCGACATACGCAATGTTGACCGCTGGCTTGATTGGTATTTATGCCGCTGGTAACTTTGCTGATAAGTCTGTTGCTGCAAAAGGTGAAAAGAATGTTTAGCACGTTAAAGGGTTATTTAATCGCGGCCGCTGGCGTTGTTGTTGCTTTATTTCTAGCTGTGTTCAGTTATCGAGGTAAGAAGATTGAATCGCTAGAAAAAGATGTTGAGACTGAGCGCGACAACGTTAAAGAAGTTGAAGCAGCAATTGAGAAAGTTAAAAAAGTTCAGGAGATGCAAGATCGCTATGATGAAATTAACGCAAATATTCACAGCTCTAGCGGTGATGATAATCGTAAGCGGCTGTCAAAGTTCTACAGGGATTAGGTATATAGAGGTTCCATCATGCAAAGGATTGAATCCGATTTACCCAAGTCGTGACGATGTTTTGACGGATGGAACGGTAGAGCAAATCCTTTTGCTTAACTGTAAGATATTGGCGTGTAACGGTGTCAATGTTGATAGCTGCTCTAGTGATTGAGTGTTAAACAATAAATCCCTCGCGTGATGGATTTATTGTCTAATATCAATTATTCGTCGGTGAGATTGGTGTTAATGAGTTTTTTGATTGACCGATTGGCGTTACAGGGTGTGGGAAAGGCGGCTCATTGAGAACCGCTTTTGTGTTGGTGATTGACGCCTTACATCGCCAAAATATTTCGCCTCATAGCTTCAAGTAGTATGTTTTGCCACTCATCATATCTAACTTGCCACAAGTCGCCTAGCTGCACTGTGTTTATCTCCGATGTAACTGGGTTGCCTTCTTGATCCTTAAATACATCATGACAAAAAGCTGCACATCTATCTAACGCAACAACTTTAGATAAACCCGCCAAAAACTCAGGCGTGATAACGATACCATAGTGTGTGCGCTCACGACCTTTTAGTTTGTATTGCTTAATTTCAACTGACAAAGCAAAGTCTAAAAGCTCTTGCGGTATTGACGCTACATTATCTTTAATTCGCACATCAGAGCCTACAATGGGAGCGTTAACAATGCGCAAGTCCCTTACTCGTGAGCTGGCGTCAAACCCAATGTCAAAAGCAGCATCGTCGAGCGGGGAAAAGTGCCCAGCTTCATGTACTTGCCACCTGTCCCCGTGGTTTGATGCCCCTGCACCTCCAGTTTCCCATATTCCAGACGAGAACACAGTTCGCACAAAGCCGAGACCAGTCAACGAGCTCGAGCCTTGCCCTTGTACTTTTACGCCCATCTTGGGCATGTTTGCCGCCGCGTTAGACGTGAAATGCCTAGCACCTGTGAGTTGTGTGATGTCCTTCCACACGGCAGCATCGTTCCCGTTAGACTCGGATATTATTCCCCCGCCAACTGCATTCGAACCGAACCCTACTTGTATTAACTTTGCTGTTGTTGCTGTCGGTTTTATATCCCAGCCGAGCGATGAGTGAGGTTTAAATGCTTTTACGCCTTGCCCATCAGCCGCAAACACTTCGTCATCTGGGTCTCTAAATACCCTCAAGCCATCGAGCAATTCTGTAATACATTGATAGTCAAATGGCGCAGTTGGGAGAGACATGTTACCGTAGAAAGGTGTGGCAGGAGCCTCGCCACCCTCTAGCCTTCCGCCGATGAATATATTTGACTGAGCTAATCGCGGTGATTGCTGGTTTGACTCGAGCCACGTGTTGATCCATACAGCAGGTGATCCGCCTGCAATCTGATTAATCGGTAAATCGCAATCTTCTATTACAGTATTAATTGAAGTAAAGTTCCATATCGCGTCCATGCTTACGCCAACGTCACATGTTGCGATGTAGGAGCTTTCGGCTAGAAATCCGCTACCCGCCCACCCAGGTAGAAGCGGTGACTGAGTAAATCCAAGCCCAACTCCACACGATGTTATTGCTGTGTTTCTAATGTAGTTAGACCAGCCAGCGGAGAAATCCGCACCGCTTCCTGAAAAATCATATATGGCTACGTTTTCTAGTCCGTTTCGTCTACAGTTAGAATTTCCTTGATAAAAAACACCATTTTCATTTGTAGCAGATACCCTCCCCAAACCTTCTAGCTTAATGTCTTTTATCTTTGTGTCTGCTTGCCCTGCGGACATTGTGAATATATTACTATTAACGGTACTACTTTTTAGAGTGGATACAAACTGACCATTACCTGTAATTGTTTCCCCATCTATCAGAACAAAGTTATCGGTTTCTATTGTTTCAGTGCCTACGTTAATGATATTTCCTACTGCCTGGGCAACCTTTCCATCGCCAGCCGGTAAAGTCTTCAAGTTGTCAGCAGGAGTTGCAGTGGTTATTACGTTGAATTTACTGGATCTCTTGTCTGAAATCTCAAGAAGGGAGCCTTCAGAAAATGCGTTAGACGCAACCTGAGCTGCCGTTGTTTTTCTGCGGTAAATAGCATCATGCCCACCAACAGCGTTGAGGTTTGATAATCTCTCATGGTCATTAAGCGGGTAAGGGCCAACAAATGCAGGTTCTGGAGTTGCGCCGACTGGGCCATAAGGTAAGGTTGTCGATGTTAACGGCGCGTAAGGTATACCGTTATAAATCATGTATTGATTGTACGCTGTGAATGTTTGACCAGCAGCCCACACGCCACCATTTAGCGGAACACCGACAATCGCAGCAGCACTATTAGCGGCATCAATTGCGCTTTGCTCCGCTTCACTAGCAGAAACGCCAGCCTCATCTCTGAATACTTCTGTTTCATTGCGATAGATTAGCGTTTCATCTCGATAACCTTCAGCCTCTGCAACCAACTGTTTAACATATTCAATTTCAGGTGGGGTTAGCGGCTCGTTGAATAACAGCAATTCACCCAATGTTGATGCAGTTGTTTCTGAGTTAACGATAACTTTCTTTTTAATCGTCTCAAATTTACCGTTACTTTGGTTGTATCTGACTTGAACAGTGAACGTGCCATTCTCGACAGCGAACGAGTAGGCACCGTCTGAACTTGTTTTATATACCGCTAAAGATGTTGTTAGGACATCATTTGCACCTTGCCATGTGATAAATTTAACTTCAGCGAATGGAGCTGGGTTTCCGTATGGGTCGAGCAATATACCTGAAATTGCGACTGACATTTATTATCTCCTAGTCTGGCGTATCGCCTGAACCGTTAATGAATCTGTTAGGGTCTGTGTATTGTATTGTAACAGTTGCGCCAGCCTTAATTAAGCCTTGACCTGATAAGCCGCCTTGACCTGGGCCAATGCCTGTACCGTTTAGGCCATCTTCACCCCAGCCGCCACCGTTGCCGCCTTCGATTGATGTGCCGCCATTGCCTAGCGTGTCACCGTCTCCACCAGGGTTTCCGTATGTTGTGGTTCCTGCGATGACAACCTTACCAGCAGCGCCACCGACAGCGGGAACATTACCAGCACCAGAGCCGCCACCGTCTGAAACGTCACCTTCAAAGTCGCCTCCTGAGCCACCACCGCCACCACCTGGCGCCCTTATGTAGCCGTCAGCAGTTGGGTAAGTAGGATTTCCAGTAGCACCCTCCAAAAATATCTCAGTATCAATCCCGTCAGCATTAAAACACACACCACCGTCACCGCCGCCTTGAGCGCGTGGAGCTAAAAACCAAGGCGGATTCCCAGGCTCGTAATCCCTTCGCCACACAGCACCGTTACCGCCATAGCCTGAGCGAGATTGCCAGTCTGTGCCGTTAATACAGATGATGGTGACTGTTGAGCCTGCGGCAAAGTTACCATTGCGAATTGATGGGTTTAGCGTGTCATCTGATACGATTTTGCAGTTGTCCAAAACAACAATCCAATCAACAACGCCTGAAGGCCTGCCGGCAAAGTCGTTATGAATGTTAATCTCTGATAATGTCGAGTCTTTTCTGTAGGTGGTATTTTCGCCTCCCACCGCGATTGCTTGAAGGTAAGTGGCCGCCTTAACTTTGTAAGCCCTACCGATTCCACCGTAACTGTACTGAGGTTTAACCTGCATAATCTGAGCCGTGACAACATCACTATTGCCCTCTGCGTCCTGCAAGTCTTGATGCGTGAAAGAAACAATGTCACCCACACTATAATCAAGATACTTTTCTTCGCAATCCCAGCCGTATTCCTTAGGCGCTATACTGAATCTTGATGTATTGCGCTGGACCCTTAGCACTGCATCATTAGTGTTTAGTAGTGATGATGGGTCAAGCTCTACCGATTTAACTGAGCCGTAAAAATCTTCTGTTTCATAGGTTACATCTGAGTTGATAGCGGCTTTTTTATAGTTACCTACATCGTCATTTTCTGTCTTGAATGGCTTGTCATAACGAATAAACGACCGTGACGCCCTTAGCTCTGGCTTATTTCTGTATGTAAAACCTTTCTCAGTTATGCCTCGGCCAACCTCGATAGATTTGCTGTCTCTTTTCCATACCGACACAGCGGAAACCTTTATCCCAGCAGGCTCTATTGATGATTCCCAAATATCGAGCATATAATCAGCGCATATAATATCAATGATGTTTTTTACTGCTTCTGGTTCTGACCAGACATTTGTCAAAGTTGTGCCAGCCCAATAATCATCGAACTCAGCTTGCCACTCAGCCTTATTTATGTAGCTTGCAGGTACCCCAGACGCGAGCAGTATCACTTCTAGGAAATCGGCAATCTGCTCGCCATCTGAAACATAGCAAACTTGTATGTCATCGCCTGCCTCATGACTCTCGGGGATCGTTCTTGATATTGACACCCCTCCTGAAGTCTTTACCCCATAACCTCGGCTTTCAACCGTTAAGGTCTCAGTTCCAGAATCGTAAGCCGTTGACGTCATTAAGTCGTCACCGATGCGAATAACTGGAAGCGTTGACCAATCGTAATCGCCGTCTTGAACTGGGATCGCGGTTGTAGAGCTGTCTATATCCATCCTTAGCCTTGCGCCTGTGGCCAATGGAAACTGAGTATAGTCTTTGTAAGTGCGTTCAAGGCGTGATGTGCACGATAGTGTGTAATCGCCGCTCTGCGACACTCTAAAGCTGTCTGAAAGGTAAACAGACGTGCTAACGAGCGTGTTTACTCCGTTCTCTCTGGTGTAGCGATAAAGTTTAACTTCTCTTCCGCTTAATATGTTGCGAGCATCCCACTTGCTTAAGTATGTGCCGCTGTCCGTGGTGGTAACTGGACCTGGATCGCCTTTCCAGTCAATCAATGTTACGTTTAAATTACCACGGCTGGCCATGCCGCTAAATTGTAAAGTTGGCGTGTTTTCGCTAACGTTTTTAATCTGTCTGTATATCGGATGACCTGCTTCAAATTCTGGCAAGCTGATTGGTACAGATTTAGAGCCGAAATAATATGTCCATGTAGCATCAGAGCTTTCAACGCAAGTTAGCGGGGTATGATAGCCCTGCGACCAAGTAGCGCCAGGTGGAACAGTGCAGACACCGCTAACGTAAGGTAGTTCAACTGATAAGACTTCAAAATGCTCAACACTCATAAGACATTCCCCGTCCAACAATCAAACTTCATTGATACGTTTTGAAGGCTTCTTGTTTGTGCGTGAGCCTTTACCGCGGAAGGCAGGCAGTTATAGCAATAATACGCCCTGTCGCCCCTTGTTTCTTCTTCAACGATAAACACGCCATTCACCACAGCAAAACCCTGTAGCGGCCCCCACGTTTCTTCTATATCTATGTTTGAAATGTTGCTGAAAGAGACCGAGCCAGAGACACCGATAGACTCGATAACTGTCGCTGTTGGCATACCTAAGTTGTTTTGTGTTCTCTGCTTATATGCAGGCGTCGACCAAGGTCTAGCATATCCAGCCTCTTCACCACCATTAGGAACATTCCACGCCTTACCAGCGGCCAAGTAAGCAATGCCCACGATTTCATTTGATAGGATTTTGGTGAACGTGATTCTCCATTTTGAATAAATATAGCTGGACGTGTTTATGTGCATGATTGTTCTGTCTGATGTGACTTTGTAATTGCCATCGACAACCCAAGCCACACCGTCCCAATACTCAAAATCAATATCTGAAACCTTGCCGAACACATCAAGCCCAGCTATGCCGATGTAGCCGATTTCAGCAGTATCTAGCTCAATCCTGAAAAAGTTTGATGATGTTCCGCTTCTGTATATCTCTGAAAAGTCACGATTCAGAAGGTATTGAAGCGGATTAGCGCCTGGGTCATCAGGCACACTTACACTCGATATGGTTAATTCGCTGCTCGTTGATATATACATTTATTGCCCCAACTTAATTTCACCGCTTGCAATCGCGTTGTTAAGCCATTCTGCCATAGCTTGCCCGACCGTGTCAGAGCTTGAGCCTGAAAAAGTTACTGTGTTTGATGTTGAAGAAGTATTTGCGCCACTTCCAACAGTCTCGTTAACCTCTACACTGCTTGAAAACCCAGTGCTTGATGATGAGGTAGCAACAGAGGGAGATGATGGTGAAACCGAGCCGCCACCGCTTGATGATGAGCTGTTTAGTGCTGCTAATTGGGCTATTCCCATAGCAGCAGCCGCCGCACCAGCAGGAAGGCCCCATGGCACACCGCCCGAGTTAGCAACAGACGTCACAACGTTTTGCGCAGTGTCGGCAATAATAATGCCAGCCTTGACAGCTTTGTTATCTTCAAATAGCGCTGCGTTAATCCCTCTAGCGTAGCTCAAGCCTTGGTCAAGCGTCATCTCTCTTGATTTTTGAACGGTCTTATCTGTTTTTTCTGACACCTTCCCGTACTTAATGCCAAGCTTGTTTACTTCTTTTAAATAATCTTCTTCATTAATCAGCTTTTCACTTAAAAGCCTTTGTTGCTCTTCTATCTCGGCATCAAAACGTTCTTGGTTCTGCTCTTCTATGTTAGCCCAGTATAAATCGCTAGACGCCTGCATATAAGCTTCTTCAGCCTCAAGCTTTGCTGCGTTCACGTTTTCGTCATACTCTTTGACGAGATTAGCTTTTAGCTCTTCGTTGTCTGCTGCCATCGCGTATTCTTTGGCAAATTTCTGAGCTAGCAATTCCTCTTCTGTTTTGAATCTGTCCTCTAGCGCTTTTGTTTCTGCGGAAGAGTCTTTGCTGTCACTAGTTCCGCCGCTTCCTCCACCGATGCGCCCACCAGCTCTAACCTCTGCAAGTTCAAGCTCTCTAGCCGTCTGCTCTTCAAGTATATCCGCCCTTTGCTGCTCAAGCTCGTTAAGCCTTTCCACTGCATCCCTGTACTTGCCAACCCTAACGAAATCAAGTGGATTTTCTTGCATGTTTCGAGACATCTCATCATAGCCTTTCGCCACGCCATTCTCTATGGTGTCTGCAAGGCTTGCCATCTGCGCGTCAATCTCTCTAACAGACTGAATGTCAGACGCCTCGTTAAATGTGTTTATAAAATCAACAATTGTGTTTGTGGCGTCGGGAACAACTTTGATCACACTATTGAAAAAACCAGATAGTGTTGGAGCTAGTGACGACGATATTACAGAGGTTGCATCACCGAGGCCTGTTTTTAGCAGGCCAAACGACTCAGCAAGCCCGGCTAACTGCTCAGACTGCCCGGCGGATAACTGAAGCTCTTTAGACATTGCGGTGTAGGCCCCTTTCAGCCTGTTAAGCTCCTTTCCGCCATCGGCAAACAGCTGATTAGCATACTCAAGATCATTTGACAGAGACTTAAGGACGAAGCTCATTCTGGTTCCGCTAACGTCAGCTTCCTGCATTTGCTTGACCATAACAGCAAGCGCGTCCTCTGCACTCATATCCTCAAGTGTCTGCGCAAGGTTGCCAGCCTCTTGATCTGTAAGCTTCATCACATCAGCAAAATCTTGAAATGCGCCAGAGCCTTTCCCATTCTTCTCAAATGTAGCTGCAAACTCACCGATTCGCTCAGACACATCGTTAAACGCATCCGCAACACCCTTAGTGTCAACGCCAACAGTGCTAAACGCAAACGATAGGGCTTTGAAATTTTCTTTGGTTGTTTTGGCTGTTTTAGATAGATTGTCTAGCTCTCTATCTCCATTGGCAGACGCAACAGCTACAGCAGTTATGGCAGAGGCAGCAGCTAGCGCAGCCACTGACACCTCGACTACCGCACCAGCAGCTACTCCTGCCGTCTTGCCCATAGACATGAGCGATTTGTCTGTTTTTTGTGTTGACTTGTCGAGACTGTCTAGATTTTTATCGGTAGCTTTCAGGGATGCGTCTAGTTTGCGGGTCTCTGCATCAAGCTGAATGGTTAGTTTTTCGGTTGCCATTATTTCCACCCCATGTATGAGTTTGGAGCGCCGTTTTTGACTCGCTCAAAGTTAAGCATTAATGATAGGTCTTGGTCGTCTTGCTCTGGCTTGTCTATCAAGTTTGATATCTCCGCAAAATCCAAGCTCCAAGCCTCGGAAGGGCTGATTTTTAAATCTTTTACAACGTGACGCCACCAGCCCCAAAACGGGAAATCAAAACTTTCTAGCTTGTTTCTTCTGCCTGACTTGTAGCTGGTTTGGACTTTTTTGCCGTTTGTAACTCTTTCATTTCTTGGTCGTACTGAATCGCAAGGTTCACAAGTTGCAAAGACCAAGGCTGGTTTTTATCCGTCGTGCCTTCGTATGTGCGCCAGGCTGAGTGATACATTGCATCGTCAATCTCTGCCGTAGTGACGCTCTTGTCTGTCACAGCATCGAATAGGTGAACAGCATCATCAAAGCTGATTGCGCTATAGATAGCCTTCTGCCTATCAAGCTCTGACATGCCTCTCGTCTTAATGAATGCATCGTAAACCTCTAAAAGCGTTAGCCACAGACATTTGCCCGTGGCTTGCTTAAAGGCCTTCATAGCACCAAGAGACACCTTGCAATCATATTCCTTATAACAAAGTGTGATCTTCATGTTTCACCTACGGGACTATTGTGATTGGTGTTCGAGTCACTTCACCGCTCGAGCTGTAACTGATCGCAGTTGTAACACCAACGCCACGAGAGATGGTGTCTGCCATCGCATGTGGATGGAATACGCCTGTCAGAGATTCGCCAGTAGCAGCAAAGGTCACTGTGTAAGTGTCCTGGATTCCCTTGAAGGCTGCGTCCTTCTGTGTTTCATAGCTCGCGTTTGAGCCGTATGTTAGCGTCCCTGCTAGCACGATTTGCTGTGTCGCAATCTCTCCATCAAGCAAGCATTCCCAGTCGCCAGTGGATTTATTGCTTACGTTGATTGGCTCGCCGCCGTATGTAACTGTAAAATCACCCTGACCGACCAATTGACCGGCAGAGTCAGAGATAAGTACTTTAGTACCGTTTAAGCCGTCTGACATGTTTAAGCCCTCGCTTTAAAAGCCTGATAATTAATTGTTAACCCGCCCTGATACCATGATTCGGACTCAGTAGGGTTGATGTTTGTTAAGTCTTGAATCTCAACAACCTGACCATTATAGCTTGTTTCCAGTCCAGATAGAAACGCGCCTTTTAGCGTGTCAATTGTCTGATAATAAAGTGTGCCGTAATCGCCTAAGTTCATTTTAACGAATACCGATACCTGAACAAATCCAGATTGATCAACATTGTCAGATTGCAACTTTCCCATTGCTATATCTTCAGCAGGGAAGAAATAGAAAGCCACATAATAATCTTTGCCTGTAGGGTCAAATGACGTGTTTTCAAATGCTATTCTGTCAACCGGTATCCCAGCGCTAACGAGTGTTGATGCAAGCGCTCGCCTAATGTTTAAATCACTCATCATAATGACCTTATTTTGTTTTTCATAAGCTTTAACGTTTTACGAACCCATCCGCCGGGAGCCTGTTTTGAGTAGCCGCCTGACGATAGCTTTTGAAATCTACCCTCAAAATAAGAGCCATATTTTACAGGGTTTGGGTATCCGCCATATTCAAGCACGTTAATGTAGGGCGCGTTGTTGGTAAAGTATAGAGTTTTACCTAGTACAGATTGCGGCATATTGCTAAGAACACTATTAATTGACGCGCTACCGCCAACGCTAGGAGATTCTTTAAATGTGCCTTTCGGGCTACCCTCTGATAAAAACCAGTTATTCCTTGCTATGCCTTTTCGCGCTGGGGTCTGTTCAATCATGTTTTTCATGCCAGCAAGATAGACGCCCTTAATATCATCGTTAGCGCTTTCAACGACACTGTCGATAGCTTTATCAACATTTGAGCGACCTTTTAACGGCATTATTGACGCCTCACAAATGCTTTAACGGCTAAAGTCACGCCTGCTGGCCTAATTATTTCAGATGTCACCACCATGTACCTAACACCAGCCTCTTTGACAAAGTCTTTTGTCGATAACTCAACGTCACCATTGCAAACTAATAGCCTGTCGCCTGCCTGTATGAGTGTGCCGTCTATGTTCTTTTGGTCGTAGCTTTGGAATATCGCATCGACTAATTGAACGTCTGTGATAGTTTCAGATGGCGGAGTGATGCCATCGCCACCAGTCAAAACCTTAACCTCTTTGTAAATGGGGTTAGGGTTTTCACCTGTTGCGGCGTTAGCCTTGCGTAATCCAGCCTTAACCTTATTTGAGATGTCTATTCCGCTCATCGTAGATAACCCATGCTCTCTCGACCCAAGCCATTACCGTAACCGCCACCACCGCACGGTGATTGCTGATAGCCGACTTTAGTCAGTGGATACATTTGATTTTGAACACCCTGAACAACTGCGTTTAATGATGCGCTAGAGCCGTCTTGGTATGTTTCTGAATAGACACCATCAACACTAAAGCTTTTTAGCTTCTGACCGCTTATAACTCCGTTAGTTGATGCGCCCGATTGAATCGCATCTGCCTGGTAGAGCTGTGACAGCTTAACTTCATTCGGTATTGAGTCAGCACCAACAGCGACACAGTTTTTATATACGCCTGTGCGCGGGTAGATGTTGGTTTGAATGTCGTGCGTTCTGTAGCCTTGCAGTTGAGGTTCGATTGTAATCAGCCCTAGATAGCCGTTACGCAATAAAACCTCTGCCTCGGTATCATCGGCAGGCAAAGTTATTCCGTACTTCTCAGCGAGCGCTCTCGCATCCACAAGCGATAGATAACTATCTGAATCAGCAACCCCGCTACCCGTTTCGACAATTAACATGATAAGTCCTCTTTAGTTTTTCACATTATAGCGCTTATTAGCTGGTCAGACCACTTAGGCGCAAATTGTTTGCTATAGTTATTACATCGAAACGAAACAAGCTTTAGAGAGAAACAAAATGAACAAATCAACAATTACAAAGACAGTCGCCAAGGTTAACGCTTCAGAAGCTCGTTACTCAAAAGGCTTTAATCGCTTAAACGCTTTGCCTGCAAAAGCTAGAAAGGCGTTTTCTTTGGCAGTGTTGTTAACTGGTGCGCATGTCAATGAAGTGGTGAGTATTCAGAAATCCACACTTGAAAGCCTTACTGATGCTGAGTTCATTAATTGGTTAGCGGTAAACGCTTAATGTGCGATATCTATTGCAAGACTATGTTTTATTGGTTTTTATTTGGCGGTTTTGGTATAGCCGCCATGATCCCTATACTGTATGAGATTGAGGGTGGAGAGATTAATCATCTAAGCGAAAGCCAGTTAACGTCTTTATATTTTGACTACCTATCTTATAGGTTTGTTCTGCCGAAAGGCATTCAATGCTGTTCGGTTTTAGAGTTTTACAATTGTAACAAGGGTAACTATGATTATTAAATATACTGTTGTTTTGTCGTTTATGTGGCGGTATAATTAAGTTGTTAGATAGCGGTGTGAGAGTCGCTGAAATGGTAAAGTAATTTGGGTTTATAGGTTCTGGTCTTGGTGTTCGTGAGGAAACTCTCACTTATGCTTTACCATCTCCCGAGTTACTAGGGTCAGATCTTATAAGCCCTTTTTTGTGTCTGAAATTTGGTAACGGTTAGTAAGCCTGTGCGGTTCGAGTCCGCAGTAAAACTAGGTAGCGGCTAAACGCTTTGTAGGTTCGATTCCTGCCAGACACAAACCCTTTCATAGCTCCACAGAGATAACTCCCATTGGCGCAACTGGATAGCGCAAGAGGTTTCTACCCTCTAGGTTACAGGTTCGAATCCTGTATGGGAGACCAATCCTTAGCTTAAGCAAGCTATCCGCAAATATGCTTTACAATTTAATTGATCACCAGTTAATGACCTTTAGACACGGGGACGAACAGCGTTTAGTCATGGTTATATGGTTTGGCCTACCAACAAGGATGTGAAAAGGTAGCTGATATTATTAATCTGGATAAGTGATAAATGAGATAGGTTCTGTCATCCATGACAAGCGTGTCTAATGAACATTATTATTTAAATTTAACTGAATGGATAAAGAGAATGGAAACAAGATTAATGAATGGCGATTGCCTTGAACGTATGAAGGAGATTGAGTCGGGTTCGATTGACATGATTCTGGCTGATCCTCCTTATGGTACAACTGCGTGTAAATGGGACTCAATAGTTCCATTAGAACAAATGTGGGAACAATTAAAGCGCATCATTAAACCTAGCGGGGCTATTGTGATGACAGCCAGTCAGCCTTTCACTACTACGCTGATTGCTTCGAATATGAAGGATTTCAAATACTGCTGGTACTGGGAAAAAGAGAAGGCGGGGAATTTTCAGCTAGCAAAGAAAAGAGCCATGAAACGCATTGAAGATGTTTGCGTGTTTTACTCAAAGCAATGCACATATAACCCACAAGGCTTGATTGGGTGCGATAGGGTAGTAAAAAACAATAAAACAAAAAATGGGTCTATGGGGCACTTGAGTTCGGTTGGGAAGCGTGAATCATACATTCAAAAATTTACTAATTACCCAAATGATAGGCTGAATTTCAAGAATGAAAAGGGCATGCATGAATCACAAAAACCAGTCGCTTTAATGGAGTACCTAATAAAGACCTACACCAACGAAGGTGAAACGGTTTTGGATTTTACAATGGGCAGCGGTTCAACCGGCGTAGCGGCTAAAAACCTTAACCGCAATTTCATCGGCATTGAGTTAGATGGCAATTATTTTGAAATAGCAAAGAAACGAATAGAGGACGCTTAAATGAAAGTAGAAGAAAGCTCAATCACTAGCGACATGACCACTTTAATGCTGGCATGGCAATTAGCCAGAGTTGATGGATTAAGTCAGGCAGCAGCGATTAGGAAGTGCGCTAGAAAGCTCAGAGATACAACCAAGGACGTTAAGATGTTTAATCTTATGACTAGTATCAATAAGTGCAATGATGATTCCAGGGTTGTTGATTGTTTAGATAAGCTTGCTGATAAGTTAGAGCAAGATGGATTGATGTTTAATTAGCGACTGGTCAGACCACATTAGGCAAAATAGTGTTGTATAGTCTGTTTACTTACTAAGGAGATTGGAGAAATAAAGATGAAAAACGCAGATAGGCCAGCGAGCTGTTTTCAAGAAGTAACAGGGATGATCGGCGGAGCGCCAACGGGATATAAGAATCACAAAGGCTTAACCAAGCGTGAACACTTTGCGGCTATGGCTATGCAGGGTTTACTATCAAACGGCGCGATGATAGATGGGACTGATTATTCACAGATTGATTGGGCGGTAAAGTCATCAGTAAAAATTGCAGATGCCCTGCTAGCAGAACTGGAGAAATAACATGGAAGAATTAAACATTCGTGAAAGCGTTGAGCGCGATTTGTCAAAGTGTCGCGAGAAGTTAGGTTATCGTCCGATGTGGGTTATTGCCGAGGATAGCAATAAGCGCGAAAAGGTTGTGACGGTTAAGCGTGTAGCAAGTTTGCCAGTATTCATGGGGTGTTAGCAAGGGGGATAGCATGGGCAAGTTTCAAAATATATCATTCAGCGTTGACAGCTTCGATTCTGATGGTGACAGGTACGAAAGAGGGGTTTACATTCACTTTGGGGATACTGCCGTTAGAATCTGTGAAAGCGTTGACGATATTGAATACTTTGATAAAAAGATAAACAAGATAATATCAGAAATAAGAGAGCTTTAAGTAAAAAGCCCCTAATCAAAGGGGCTTTTTGTTATCCTCTAATTAATATCTTGCAGTACCACCCGTTTACTTTAACCGTGGCATTATCATCAGAAGATATTTTAAATCTTCCACCCCCGTTAAGTGTGTTGGCGTCACCAATGTAAATTCCGTTGTATCGGTTTACGTTTTTCTCTCCAGTATCTTTAAATACGCCACTAGCGAATGGTATGTTGTACAGCCCAGCTCCGCTGCCAAGCTCAAGCTCCACATCAACAAGCTGATTCGGTGATGATGTCGTGATATCTAGATCAAGCCTTATATCAACCATATCCCCAAGCTTAAGCTCGGTGAAGTCAAAGTTCCCGGCTATTGCATCCCATACATCAGTAACGCCAGTCGGCAGGTAAGCCTTATTCGTGAATGGCCCAGCCCCGTCATTTGTTAAATACACAAACCCAGCTCCACCAGTGACAACTATAGGGGTCGTTTGGGTAGATAAATCTGAGTAGTCAGCAAACCCAATTCGGCAGTTATCAGTCGCGCCACCAGAGGCAACTATTGCCGCCAGTATATCCTCAAGCAGTTCATTTCTTATGCTCATATGGTCAATCTCCTACAGTGAGTTAAGCCAATCTCTCAAGAGTTGGTTTCGGTTGTTTGTATTGGTTACAGTGCCACCAGCAGCGACAACAATATCGGCAAGTATTGCATTCATAGTGCGCATGATTTATTACTCAGAGGGAGAATTAAAAGCCCCGAAGGGCTGAGAGGGATTTTTGAGGGGAGGTGCTACCGCGCGGTAACTGTGCAAGCCCTCATTCCTGCACAATTCCATTATAACTGATATTGGTGTATAAAAAAGCCCCCAATCAAGGAGGCTTCTGTTTACTCTTTAGCTTTTCGCTTTCTCTTGGGCTTTTCCGGCTCTACTTCATCAGGCTTGAATCTGGCATCAACAATCTTCTTGCCTTTATGCTTTGCCTTTTCTTCAGCAGAGACGGGATGAACCAGATAAATAATCTCTTTCATCCCTTACCCCTTACTGGTCAGCGTCAGCGATAGCTAGAGTGCCTAGCGTGTGCTTAGCGTCTGCCATCGCAAGCGTCCAATTCGAGCCTGTGAACAAGTCAGCATCAGCAGGAGACGATCCACCGTTAGCCTCGTCCCACTTGTAACCCTTAAGGCGTAGGCCGAATGTATAGTCAGCCTGCCAAGAGGTTTCTATGCGCTTCTGGCCGTTACTGGTTTCCATGTTGGTGATAATGTCAGTCGCGTTATCAACAACGATACCACCAACAGTAACAGACAACACCTTAACCTTGTTAGGAGTACCGGCAACAAGTAGAGCAGGGATGTCAGATACAACCATCAACTTACCGAGGATTGACACAACAGTAACATTAGACGAGTCAAATAGACGCTCACCGTTATCAAGTGCGTTGTTGATTAAAACCTCGTTGCCTTTTGAATGCATAATATCAGCACGCAACATACTAGCAGCATCACCAAACTTAAAGTGAGAACCGTTAAGCACCTTAGACGTTAGCGCGCCAGCACCAGCAGTAAGCGCCGAAACATCATTAACCAATGCAGCCTGATTCTCTACAGCGGCAACAGCAGCGCCAACGGCAGTGTTAAGCTGGTCAGCCAATAACGCATCTGCGAAGCCTTCAGCGATAACCATGATTGCAGTGCCAGGATCTTGCATTAACCAAGTCATTTGAGAAGGCTCAAAAATAACTGGACCAAATCCACCTGCAACTTTAACTCCACCAAACTCACCCATGGCTAGATTGGTGCCAGCTTGAGCAGCATTAGCAACATTGCGATCAACTCGGCGCTGAGCCCCTGCTAATTGCTGAAAGAAGGATTCTTTTGTGTAGTTACCGCGCCAGGCATTTGCGTCAAGAACAATTGTTCCGCCTGAGGCAGCGTTAAAAGCGTCTAGTTTTTGACCTAGAAGCTCGATAGTAGTTGTATAGATTTCTGCGTCATACACATTCATATTACTTAAAGCCATGATTTACCTTCCTGTTTAATTAAATGCCTTGGGCTTTAAGCCGTTGGCTGAGTCTTGATTGAACTGAATCACCAGCAGATGTTCCGCCGCTTGATTGTGTTACTCCAGCCCCGCCAGAATCAACACCACGTAAAACTTGTTTATAGTCTGAATTTTCAGCCGCCCAGCTTTTGAAAGATTCGACACTATCGGCTACTACTTCACCATTGTGTGAAAATGTGAAATTCGCCTTTCCTTCGTCATTATAACTAACATTTAGCGCATTTGACAACATGACCTTGCCAGCATAGGCTCGGTCGGGATGAAGCAAGCCTTGGAGTTCTGCCATTGCAGATGTTTTATCACGCTCTAATAATGCATTCTGAGCCTTTTCGGTTAGCTCTTTCTGTACTGCTTCACGTTTAGCAAATTCAGCCTCTACGCTTTTGCGGTAGCCTTCCATGTCACCTTGAGCTTTTAGCAATTCTTGCTCCTTGCTAACTAACTCCTGCCGAGCCGCCTCTGCCGCCTGCGCGTTTTCAGTCGCCTTTGCTGCTGCCGCTTCCTTTTCAGAGCGAAAGGCATCACGATTAGTTTTTAGCCCTTCAGTCTCTTTGTTGTGCATCTCAAGGATTGCCTCTGATTGCTCAGGGGTTAAGCCTTCAATTGTCGATAAGTCCATGTAATCCTCCAAGGATTGTTAAGAGGCTCTGCCTCGGTTGTTTGCAATATTGTATCAGGTTTTGTTTTGTTTACGTAATATCTCACCTAGAGCATTATTACGCTCTGACATTTGTTTAAGTGTCAGCGGCTGGTACAAGCTATCAACTGTCATTTTAGCGAATGAATCAGGCGTAAGAGTGCCATCTTTCAGCCCTTTACGGAACGCCTTGCCAAGTGACGCGCCCAGTATTTGATCCATATCTTCCGCAGACATCTTACCGCTTTTATACATGCTTGATATATTGTCGTAATAAGTACCTTTGCTCGACACTGGCCTCGGGTCTTGCGATCCATCAATTCTGAATGATGACGCTCGCTTGGTTGAATCTTCGTCTAGCTTATACCTGTCGTCAACATCGTAAGATAGCGCGCTTCTGCATCCTCTATGACGCGGAGGGGACCATGCTGAGAACTTCGGATTATCAGCGCTCATAGTGGTTTGATCTCCGTTTCTGCATGTGGTTGAGGTTGAAGAATCCAGGACAGCAATAAACACGTAGCCTTTAACAAGATGCTTGTTAGCCTCTCCGAATTGCACCCGTGTAACATTGGCCACATGGTTAGTCGTTGTGATAGCCATAGAGTCGGCAGACCTGCGCGAGCGGTCTAATACAGACTTACTAGCCTTTCTCCCGGTGTAGTGCAATTGTGTGTAGGCGGCATCAGCAACCTCTTTGCCATCGTCGGCGCCCTGCATAGAAACAAGCACAGCAGAGTTAATTTCCTCAACGTACTGGCTTTTAAATGCAGACTGGATACCTTTGTATGTTGTCCAGCTTTTGTCGCCTTGCTGTATCGGTGTGGCAATTACAGCATGGTTAACGTCTGACTTTTTAGGCTGGTTGATATCAACATCTGACTCAATGGCAACATCTAGCGCCAAGGTTGATGCTGCGACCTCCTCGACACCGATAGCTTTCATACTTGCATCGTAGTCTTTTAGGTATTCGCTATACTCAAAGTTAGTAAGCTCATCTATTTCCTTTAGGATCTTCTCCTGTCGCTTAGCCGTTATCGTCTTGTCGTAGTAAGGCCGCAATATATCTTCGACGCCAGACTCAATGCGCTTTAGATAAGGCACGATATCAGCGCCGACCTTTTTAGCCACACGCTGAAGATTGGCGGTTTGCTGTGTTGTCATTGTTGTTAATATTTCTGAGCTCATCGTTTGCACTGGTCTGACCACTAATTGATTAATTTTAGCATACAATGTACTCAACTTAAAAAGGAGTGATTTATGAAAACAGTAGTTGATGCGGTTAATGAGTTAGAAGGTGATTTCTACAACGCAAGGAATGGCGGGGTTGATGGGCCGTTTTTGATGCAGGTGATCACAAATGAATATTGTGCTGATGTTAAGATTGGCTCTTTCGTCAGGTATACACGCGACGAAACAAAGCGCGGAAGATATGATGTCGCTTTTGTGTGTATGGAGGAAGAATTCAACCAATGCGTTGCCGAAATGTCAGAAGCTAAATGGATTCCTGAAAAGGAAAGCAATATGAAAACAGTAGGCGATTTTAAAAATGCTGGATTGGTTTTTGTTGAGGGTGACGAGGGTAATAACTATCACATTGGCGCTCCTTTATCATTTAATTCATCTTGCATGTGGGATTATGGAGTTCCCGAATCATTCGTATGGCGCACAAACACAGGCGAGAAGCCTGAGTTTGTTGGAAAGGTTGAAGTTAAGTACAAGGACGGTGCAGTAATGATTGCTCACTCTGGCAATATAATGTTTGACGGGGTAACTCGAGGCTTGGCTAACCCAGTAGTCAAATGGCGCCCATCACTAAACCAATCGACAACCCAAACCGAAACTCCAGAAGAAAAAGAGGCGTTTGAGGCTATGACTGAAAGCAAGCCGGTATTCACACAAGCCATGGCAGATGCAGGTGAATTGCCGCCAGTTGGTGCTGATACTGCATTTTGCTGGAGATCTGAATTTGAAGATGAAAGCTTTCACAGAACATTAAAGGTTATTGCTTACAACGAAGATAAGACGCAGATATGGGCGCACATGGACAACAATGAGCACTCGAACCTATATAATTTAAATAGGCTTAAATTCCAACCAATCAAATCAGAGCGCGAAAAAGCTATTGATGAGATGGCACAGCTAGATTGCAGGCTCTCCATTGATTTGGAGTACAATGCTAACGAACATGCCTCGGCAATAGTTCTCCACCTCGAAAGGCTGTACGATGCAAACTACCGTAAGCTGACACCGTCACAAGCTAAGGCTTACGATGATAAGACTGAATATTTTGGAGAGGAGTATAAGTGATAAAAGAAAGCCCCGATTAAGGGGCTTTTTATTTACTCCTGGCCAGCCCTTAACGCTTCTAGCTCAGCCCTTAGCCTTGCGACCTCTTCGATATCACCAGTTAGACTTTCACCATCTCTCAACAACTCATCAGCGATTTGCTCATCGTCAAAAGTGGTCAGCCCTGCGCGTCTTGCCGTCTCGTTTAATGTAACAGCAGGCAGCACACCACCCTGGACCATGGCTATCTGAGCATTAATCAGCTCTGGAGTCATCTCGTCAGTGATGAACTTGGAATTAACCTTGTATGTGCTGGTGTTCTCAACACCTTTAAACTGGCACAGATAATCAAACAGCTGCTCAATACCCGCGCTTGTGTTGTGCGAGATTCTGGCAAGTGTCGATAGCGATGAATTAGATTCGATTTTCTTCTGACCTAGCGTCATTGCCGAGCCATTAGGCTGAATGATTTGGGCGCCCGCCTTAATCATCCTATCTTCATCTCTTAGCATTTCAGCGGAGATTGCACCAGTAGCATCTAGCTGGACGAGCTTAATGTCATCGCCTTTCTTTAAGACGTTCTTACCCTTTGCGCCAGTATCTAAGCCAGCAGGGTTCATGGCGTCAAATTCGTACGACTCCATGTCAGTAGTCACAACCGTTGTACCCTGCCCGTGGTAATGCAGGTTATCCCTGTTATCACAATCAAGTACGAAATGACCCATGTTGATGTGCGCTAAATCGAACATTGGCGGGCGCGAGTATTCAGCAGTGTTTTTATCTGAGCCAAAAAATACAAATGGTATTTCAGTAAACGGTTTACCGTTAGCGCGTGGAAACGTTTCTTCAATTAGCTCGTCTTTATCGTCAAACAGTTGGTTAACGTAAACACCGCCCTCAATTGCTAATCGCCTTGTGTATTCCTTTTCCTCGTAGCCGTAAGTTCCTGCAACTCGCTCTGTTACGCATTCACTTAACCTAATATCGATATACTTACCGTCTTTTTCATAAGCTCTAAGTATTTGTGACGGCTTATATGTAATCACCTTGGGCTGGTATTCAGGCATTGACTGTTCGGCTGCTGTTAGCTGTCTATCGGTTCCAGCCATGTCAGCCAGTGCGCCATATCGGCCTTTTAGGATTAACTGGTAGGTGATATCCTTCGCTAAGTCGTCAACATCCCATCCACTGCCTGTGATGTTATCAGCGACCTCTTCCATGTTGGGTTGAATGTCTTTATCTGCTGGATTACTCCAAATCATGCCGTGGAATGACTCGGTTGTTTTGCCGACAGCATTGAAAAACCGACCTCTAGCCCAGTATTCCTCAATGCGCTGCTTGTTTGCTAGGTTGCGGTTATACTCGACATTTCGGGCCCTTAATCTTAACTCGTCATCTAGATGGTCATACTTGAGCCTTCCATTTGATACTGTGTAAGATGGAGCAGGCAACGACCCTACCAAGCCAACAACATATTTGGCGCCCTTGTTACATGCGTCAATTTCTTGCCACATCTGAAGATGCGCTCTATATTCATCGTCAACCGTTCTTAATTCTGATTTATTTGACATTATGCACCAACCTTAATAACTCTTACCGTTCCGCCTGTGGCGCTGCATCTTGTTGATGCGTAATCAATTGCCTCTTTGGCGCTTTTACCGAAATCCAAGGCAGACATAGCGTAGCAACTGCCAGAGCCTATAGTGTCATTATACGTAAGCTCGTCCATTATAAACACGCCATCCTCCAGTGCAACTGAGTAGCACTTGCCGTCTCGAACCATAAGTCCATGACACTTGTAGTCGAACTCACACGCCTTGCCATCATCAAAGTTTTCCGCAAACAACTTGTAGTGGCACGTGGCACCAGCGAAAATGAACGTATCACCGCCAACCTTTACGGACTTATCGAAGTCGTCAGAAATTATATGGTTGTCTGCGCATATCCTGCTATCAAATGCTAACTCTTTGTCTTTGTGATTATAAGCAACTGTTGTCATTTCGTTAACCCTTTAAAATTTTATTCATTGTATCATCAATACCCGATATTTAAACGCTCAGCCTTTCGCTTGACAAGGTGAGGACACGCAGCCATAACAAAGCTATCAGCTAAGTCGTGTGATTTCTCTAGCCGCTTCTTCACATCCTTTTTGCTCTCGACAATATCAAGCCCACGCTTTGAATAGTCAGCGTGCGGGGCGCATAGCTCGCTTTTTAGCGACTCAAGGTGGTTAATGTCGCTTGATATGCTTATCAGCTCATCGGGCTTATATTGTTTGCCGTTGTTGATTGCGTTGTAAGTATTCCTCATCCTGTCGGCAACATCTCGCCAAGCTTGGGCCTTTAGGTTTTCAAACTTTGACTTGTTTGTGATGCCTGGAGCATAAAGCTTATCAGGATTAAACACAGCGCCACCAGCTTGGAACTTTGAATAATTCTTTTTGCCTGCTTTCTTCAATACCGCGCCAACGCCAGCACCGACACCGATAGAGTCATAAGACAGCAGGCCGTTATTGATAACATGGCCAAACGCCCTTAATGATGATTTATCTAGCTCATCCTCTGCCGCTTTCCATGCGTCCAAATGAACCGCTATCGAGCCATCAAAGCGAGTGGCACAGTTTCTGTCTTCACCACAGTCCGCAACGTCATAGCCAACAGTGCACGCGCCTGTCATATCAATGTCTAGTTTTAGATGCGCATCGATACAAGCATTAATCCATGTTCGCTTGATAATACTGTTTGAGTCATCAGCAAGCGGGACACCTAAATAGATATGCTCCGCTAACTCTGGGTCCTCTTCAAATTCGGCCTCAATATCCCTGATTGCTGACTCTGTTAGAAATGGATTTTCAGGATAATTTATCAGCCTAACTAAAGCGCCTTTTGGTGGACTCTCTACGAGTCTTTGCCAAGAGTAATCAGAAACCAACTGACCATTTAGCGTAAACCACATCTCAGCGCCAGGGTTACGCATTACAGTCGGTCTGATTGTGGTGAACATCTTCTTTGTTAGGTTGTGACTCTCTTCGTTCCACCAGACAGTCGCGCCCTCGAATGATTTAATCTCTTCGATGTTTCTTGATATGCCGTAAAACCTAAAGAGTGATCCATTCGTCTTGTGCTCAATGGCGTCAGCGTAAACCTTGAAATTGTTATCAAGGCCAAAGTACGAAATCTTATCTTTAAGCAATGTGTATACCGAATCAGCAATTCTGTTTTGGTACATGCGAGTGCACAGAAACCTTTCCTCGTGGTGATTAGCCCTAGCTATTGCCATGCCTGCTGCATCATGTGACTTTGAGGACATTCGGCCACCATGAAGCACTCGCATAGTTACTGGCGTACCATCATCAAGAAGCCTGGTTTTCCAGAACTGTTTTAGGTTCGGGTTGAGTGTAGGGTTACGAGTAGAAATCATCAATCGTTGACCGTGTTGCTATGTTGGCGCTTAACTCAATAACGTGCTTATCTAGCCCGACCAGCTTAGCCTTGCTCATTGTCGCTGTGATGGCCGCAGAGCTTTGAGGTGTCTCAGCACTAAGCGCAACAGCTCTGGCCTCGTCTAGCTCTTTTATGAGGCTTGCGATGGTGATGTTATGGCCTTTTATTGCTTCATCTTGCAATTGCTTGAACCTAGCCTTTACCTCACCCCGCTTACTTAGTGCGCTGGCTTTGTTGTGAACAGTTTCATCCTTCCACTTTAGCGAGTTGGGATGTGAGCTTCTAAACGCCTCCGACTTGTTCCCAGTCTCATGCCACACCTGGCAAAACTTCTCATGCTTAGTGTTACTTAATGCTGCCATATCAACCACCCTTAACGAATTCTTGCAACTCGTCAATCATAGCTTGTGGCAATTGGTCTTGATACCTACTGATTAAATCAAGTAGATAATTGAATTGTTGTAAATCTGTGATTTTCATTTCCAGTGTTAGCATAAGTCTCCTGACTGATTATATCGCCCTGCGATAACTTAATTATACACTAGAATCGCAGGCAATAAAAAACCCCTCGAAAGGGGTCTTGTTTTAGCCGGCTAATCTACATCGTGCTCATTTATTTCATATTGACGTGGCCTTATTTGCTTGCTCACGTAATCCTCTGCTTTTTCCTCAGTTGAGAATACACCGCTTACTTGTTCAAGTCCGTCCCACCCAACTTGATACATTACAATCCATACTTTCATAATCACTCACCCCCTTTAGGCGCTGCTTTCCCTGGTTCAATGCTTATCACCTTAGCGTCAATGCATTGCCTGTCAACATAAACAAACCCAAGGTCATTGCAGAGTGAAGCCCTTGATTCGTCTACATGCCAGCCAATTCCAGCAATCAAGGCAATCGCAACAATTAACGATAAGAATACCAACTCAATATTATCCATAATCAACCCTCATAAACTAAAAACCCAACAACAAGACTATATCTTATTATTGGGATCTATGTGGTCTGACCAGTTACTTGTTTACGATGAATGCGGCGCCAAGTATGCCAGCAATCATAAATGTTATAGCTCCTTTTAATATCCAGCCTCTAATCTCTTTGAATGGCCTGTCAGCTATAACGGCATCTTCTACAACCCTAATGCGTTTTTCGTGGTCGGATGCGGTGTTCTTTAGGTCGCCGACTATAACAGTTTGAGCGGTGAAAGCCTTTCCTATCGAATGAAGCTCCTTTGCTACGCTTGAAAGCTCTTTAGCTACCTGCCTATTTGATTCACTTGTTGCTTTCTGGTCTGAGCGCATCTCTGCTATCAGAACCCTGATATCGCTATCTTCGCCCATTCTTAATCCTGTTAACTATAGAGTCTCTTTTCATTTTAGCTTGTCTAGCCTCTAAAAGGCAAAATAAGGCGTTGATGCAGGAAAGGGAAGAGTAGATTGTCACGAAAACGCCTACAAGAGGATCGTATGACATCCCAGCGAACCATCGAAAACAGAATAGTAAGATGAAGCAGTGTAACAATGTATTCGTAATTGTCGTACAGGCCATCCTCAATCCCTTTGTTGCCGAGTTCATTTAGATAAGCCTTGTACATTAACCCCTCGAATAATGCCATTATAAAACAAGCTGCTATCACTTTGTAGGTGGTTATGAATCTAATAGCTGTAAAGTAGATAGATGCGTAGATTAGGAATACTAGAGATGGGTTAACTTCTAGAGTGTAGTTGTATAGTGGTGACATGACATAGCATTGAGCGACAACATTTGCGCCGAAAACACACACCATATCTTTGCTTTTTGAAAATAAAAAGGCCACCAGGTAGGCAGCCATAAATATCATGCTTAGGCTAACGTTTTGGCTAGCGCTAAACTCAATCATGTTTACTTCTCATCTTGCTCTTTTGGAGGCTTAGATGAGCCACCTTGTGTTTCTGCAATTGGTTCATCTGGCAAAGTTACTGGGTCTGTCATAAATACCTCGTTAGTTAAAGTTAATGCCTCGTTACGCTTCACAGTGTTACTCAGTTTGCAATCTATGGCCTGATTGCTGCCCCATCTGTTCTGGAGTCAAGAACGGATCACCTCGCTTTCGGTTGGTTTTGCCGCAAATGTGAGCAACCATGTATGGCGTTGCAATTATCACATTGTTAAGGTGTCCGCTATGGCAAGTTCACCCACGGCTTACCTTGTCGTTACGAACCTTTTCAGGTCAGTGGCTCTCGTTACGCAACACAACAAACAAACACCTTAAAAATATACACTCATTACGTGAGTGAATCGGTTTTGGTAGTGTGTTCTCACTGTGTTTATTGTACCACTACGCGCTAGCAATCAACAACACTATCAGCCTTGCCAGCTAGCGCGCTTTGCTTTCTGATTAGCCTTTCGTGTTTAACGTTTATTTTTAACCTGTGACCTTCTAACTGCCAGATAGCGCACTTATCTTTTAATTCTGGCTCAGTGATAACAGGCTTTGAATTAGACAGCGCTAAGAGCCATACAGCTAGTATTGCGATAATCATTAACACTGGCATCCAGGGGTATAGCTTTGATTGGTTCTTAACTAAATGATAGTTTTTCATAGCTCACCTTTGTTTAGATCGCGTCTGCGATAACTTATCAATTACGCTGTCTTTCCAGCCGTCAATAATTTAAAAACACCTATTGAAATTAGTGTTTACAGGGAGCAGTGCCTTTATCTGCCTTTTCGCGTTCACCTGATAATCTAATAGTATCAGTTAAATCCCTGCTAGGTGGTATGACCAGTTTAATGAACTTTGGGTTATACATCACCTTTTTGCCATCAAGGACCCCGAACTTCCAACCCTTTTTAATTCTATTCTCGATTACCTGGCGAGACTCGCCTTGTGACTCTGCAAACTCGCGTATGTTTTTTATTGATTTCATTTTGACCCCAGCATTGACTTAAACACGTGAGCACCTACTGATGGATGGACACAGTTTCTGAGTATCTGCGTAGGGCAGTGGTTACCTTCGTAGTAAATATTCTCATCGTAGTGAATCCCAAGCCAATCCATCAAATCTTGCTTGTCGCTTAGGTTTTGCCTGTTAATGAAGTTTTTAAACTTAGGCTCTGCCATAAAGGGTATTTCAAAGTTAGCCCAAAAAACATGGCGGCCTATACTTTGCGACTCGATAAGCTCTTTGTAGTATGGCTTGACATTCTCAACAACCCACTTGCCAGCAAAGTTATGCTCAAGAAATAATATCTGCTCGTATAGCTTCATGTCTGGGTAGCGTGGCTTCCTGTTTCTGCCGCTTCTTATCATTCTTGAATGGCTCTGACATGGAGGTGATGACCATATAAAATCAAATTCTTGGTAATGCTCGAGCAGGTACTGATGTGCGTCGCAGATAATTACTGTGTCATTCGGGTTCAATCTCTGGTAAACAGCTGCAATCTTTGGATCAAACTCTATAGCTGTAACTTCACAGTTAGCCCACTCTTTACGATTTCCGCCTAGACCAGCATACAAGTTTAAAACCCTTAACGGTGCTGGTGCTGCTGCTGGCTTGGCTGGTGCTGGCTCGTTGCTTTCAATTAGTGAAACTTCAGACCCTTTACGAGCAATCCTTTCGGCTTCAATCTTGGCAAGCTCAAGAGTGTCTGCGTAAACCTCTAACTCATAACCAGAGAAGCCTTGCTCTAGCTCATCTGCTGTACAGTCTTGAAATAAGTAAGTAAACATTTTGTAATCCTTGGTGTGTTCCGTTTCGATGTAACAACTATAGCAAACGTTATTTGCTTATGCAAACACTATTTGCAATCTTAGGCAAAAAAATACCCCCTGTTAAGGAGGTAAAAATTGGAGAAGGATGATTGAACAAGTTGATTATCTCAGTTAATCACTTTTGTTGCAATGATATCTATTCGTCTCTCGCCTGGCCAGTTGTCGAAGATTTCCTTTTCTTCTGGCGTCTCTGTTAAATCTTCAATCACATCGTAGCAGCCTAAATGCTCAACAATGTTTAAATCTAGCATCCACTTCCCGCTAATGCTGTTTAAGCATCTATAGTGGGTGCCATCGAATCTAACAAGCTCGCTGAACGGGCCGTTAGCGTGCTCTGGCTTTATCTTGTAATTCACAACCTCGCCATTCATAAACCAATACCCCCTAAAATTGCATCGATAACACCACACCCAACAGTTAAAACAGTTATTAGCCAATAGATATCAGCGTTTGATTTAATGTGATTCATAAACTAACTCCTTCAATCTGTTGCAGGGTTATAAATCAATAAATTTAGTCATGCTATTTGACGCTGTACTCAATTGAACGCGCCCTAGATTCCACACCATGTGAACCCAAGACTCACCGCGCCAGTACGCCTTCCAGTTAAAAAATGAGTTAGTGCTTTTCTGTAGGACAATTTCTGTACCATCGCCAGACTTTAAAACCTCTTTTACTTGGCATGTTATTAGCTTGTCACCGCTCTTCTTTGTTTTTATAACAAGCAGATCACCAGGTTTTGGCGCGCTTTCTGCCATATTTAAGTGATTAAACTCAATCATTAAGATCACCACAAGTTTTCATAAGCTAACCCCCTTCTTTAAAATGCCAGCAAGCTCTCTGCGTGTATGTGGATTCATCTTGCCGATATATATAGCCGTTTCAAGTGCGCTTTCAAGCTCCAGTATTCTTTTATGCAGCAACATAGGAACTTCCTTTTTCATTATCTCTGCAACTTCATCTTTGCTTAGCGGTTTCATATTCATCTCCATTAACTGATAGCCTATGTTAGCACTATCAGTTAATGGATGTGGTCTGACCAGTTAACACGCTAAGGGCAGTTTCTTTTTCTAATACTACTAGCTCATTGTTCATATCAATCTCCAAAATTTAAGATAAGCGCGCCAATTGACGCGCAAGGGTTTTATTTTGAATTAACCATCAATCAGAATGGGATATCGTCATCCCATCCATCATCCAAATCTGGAGTGAAGTTTTGCTGTTGCTGCGGCACTTTAGCAGCTCGTTGCTGCTGAGGTGCTTGCTGCTGAGGTGCTGGGCGTTGAGGCGCTTGAGCTGGTCGTTGCTGCTGAGTTCGCTGCGGCGCTTGCTGTTGATTGCCACCAATTAGATCTAGCTTATCAACATTAACCTTTAGCATCTTATTTATCTGACCGTCTTTCTCCCACTCATCAAGAAATGCTTCACCAGAAATACATACTTGAGCGCCTTTTACCAAGTAGCCAGGAAGTTGACCTTCTGCACGCTTGCCGAATAAACCACAACTTACCCACGTTGTTTTCGCTTTATCACCAAATCCAGACTTAACCGCAACACTGAAGGAGCAAACCGCGCCCCCGTTCGGCAAATGTCTAACCTCTGCATCTCTGCCTAAATTTCCTGTAAATGTAAAAATATTCATTACTACCCCTTAGCCCATTCTGATACTTGATTAGCTACCGCTTTAAAGTCGGCTAGCTCGTTTAATGATTTAACTTTGTATGACTCGCAAACCTGCTGAGCAGTGAACCCGCACTTTTCAATGTGGGCCTGTAGCTTGCCAATATCTCTTTTCGCTGCTGGTGCGCTTGCAGCGTTACCATCGTCATCCTCTGAAGGGATTCCAGCTATAGACTGCAAAGCGTATCGCCTAGCGTATGTTATGGCGCTTCCTGTTGCTTGTGGATCTTTCTTTGTGACTGGCAGCAGTAACTTTGACTCAAGCCACTCACCGCTTGTGTGCATAAGTATTGTTATCACGCCCGCCATTCCATCCTCAAACAATGGGAACTGAGAATAACTAAGCCCATGATTGCAGAATGGCTCCCTAACAGCGTCAACAACTGAATTCATATCAGCATACTTAGACTTAAAGAACGGGTTGGCAGCGCCCTTTTTAGCTCCAGACATCTCGCCTTGTGCAGCGTGTAAAGCCTTTGCTATCTCGCCTATTGTTTCTGATTTATTCACAATAACCCCCACTCCCTTAAAAACTTTTCCTCAGCCTCTTCTGGCGTTAGCCCTTGAAGCTCGGCACACTCTTTTATGAATGCGTGCTCATTTGTAACGCGAACTAACGCCGCATCAGTTAACACGCTAAAGCTAACCCCAAGTTTTTTTGCTGACTTCTGAGACGCTTTTTTTGTATCTGGGTTTAACACCATAGTCACAGGGACTTTGTTTTTCTTTCTCATTTAAAACTCCGTTATTGCTTGACCTTGTAGCTAAGTATACGTATATTTATTACGTAGTGTCAATAACGAATAGGAAAATAAAATGATTTCTGAAAAAGACTGGGAATATCATACAAAATCAAAAAAAGGGTATTGCAGAGGTGATGATGACGACCATGTGCCAAGAAGATGCGATTACGGGAAAACTATTATGCCTATCGTATTAAATACCAGCTTTGGAGAGATAGTAGGCCACTGCACATCACTTAAAGGCAAGAGCGTTTTCATGGTTAAGGAGGTAAAACTGATATCCTCTACTGCCATTCACTGCAAGATAATTAATGACAACAATGGTAGATGCGAAAAAGACGCAGCTAACGATGAGTACAAGAAATTAATCTCAGGAGGATGGGTTAGGGTTTCTGAAGAAAAGGCAAAATACCTGCTTCACCCACAAACAAGATTTAAGGATGGTGGTTTATGAAAAGAGATATAGCAGACGAAGCTTTTAGTAACTGCATAAGAGCGGCACACGATAACACTTGCGAGATGTGCGGAAAGCAGGGGCGTATGGAGTGCTCACATGTATTTAGCAGACGCCACATGTCTGTCAGGTATGACAAATTAAATGCCAACTGCCTTTGCAATGGATGCCATAGAAGATGGCATGAATCCCCATTGGGTGCTGCTGATTGGTTCATTGATATGTTTGGCACAGCAAGATGGGAGCTTTTATCTGAAAAGAAACTTCAGATAGCTAAAGGCATAAAGGCACAGAAAAAAGCGATAGCAAAACACTACCGCGATGAGCTTAAGATTATAGAGAGTAAGCGCGCGGACGGCGTAACTGGCTACATAGATTTTGTTTCTTATCAATAGGAGCTGAAGGATGAAACCAATAACCGTAATCCCTGACGGCCTCAATCTCAAGCAGAGGCGCGAGGCTTATCTATGGGCTGAGAAGCATCAGCGAGACTTTCCAAACGTTAAGCAGCACACCTGGGAAGGCTCAACATGCAATTACACAGTAACTAACAATAAAACAATCAGAGTGAGATTAGCAAAATGAACCCTGGACAGAAAAACGACCAAGAAAAACCAATGTATAACCTTCTTCCGCCAAACGCGATCGACTCAATGGCTAAGGTGATGACATTTGGCGCTAATAAGTATGCACCTAACAGTTGGCAGCTAGTCGATAATCCAATAGAGAGATATAGGGCAGCGCTTCTTCGTCACGCTTTCGCTATGCAGCGAGGCGAGAAGATAGATAGCGAAAGTGGATTACCGCACTCTGCTCACATTATGTGTTGCGCTGCGTTTATTAACGAGCTTGAACAAAGCTAGGTTTATTTAAGGAGATTGAAATGAAAAAATTATTACTTGCCGCATTGCTTTTGGCTGGATGCGGTGGTGACGGAGAAACAACCGAGACGCCAATAACGCCAGAACCAGAGTCGCGCGAATACTGCGTGGAATTGAGAGTAAGATATTTTAACCAAGATATTTACGACAGAACGCCAATAGCTGATTTATACGCTGTTGCTTATCCTGATGGTTTTTCATCTGTTCACCTTGGCGATCACGCTGGAGTTAGTTATAAGCGATACAAAGTGTCGAGCTTTTCGCCAGCGTTTAATCTTGACGTATTCATGTTCGGAAGTTACCACTCGTCAAAGAGCCTTAGTTACTCGCCAAATGATGTTGTTGCAGTCGTTGAGGTTGAAACGATGAACGGCAACCAATGGAATACAACAGGGGTAAGCGTTACTTATAAAGATAAGTTCGATGGTATAAATCAACTTTGCAATTAAACAAAGCCCTCTTCGGAGGGTTTTTTATTGCCTATAAACCTAAAGGCGTATTGACATCAACAACACAATGGTTAATAATAACTAATAGTTACTAACAAAAACGGAACTATAAATATGAACAACAAGCAATTAGAAGTAATGAGTCTTTCAATCAACCCAACAAAGAAGCTTTTTTTGCTGGCAATGCTTGAGCAGCCAAACGCCAACAGAAAGCGACTGGCCGAGTTTATGAACTGCGATGCAACCCATGTATCAACTGTTTCAAAAAAGCTTGTTCAAGACGGCTTGATTAGCATAAAGCGACTTGATGAGTCGGCAGCTATCAGATACGAAGTTTTGGTATAAAAAAGCCCCGTGTCAGCGAGGCAATTTGGAGAAATAAAATGAATCAATTAATAGTATCACAAAGTTTAACAATGAGCAGTCGTGAGATTTCAAAGCTGCTCAATAAAAATCACTCAGACATTAAGAGAAGTGCTAAGCGATTATCTGATGCTGGCATTTTAACCCAGCCATTGGCTGAGTCAGAATTTGAGCATAACGGAAACGTTTACTCTGAATACCTGTTATGCAAGAGAGATTGTTTGGTGCTTGTTGCTCAAAACTGCCCAGAGTTTACAGCGGCAATTGTGGATCGCTGGCAAGAACTGGAATCGCAGCAAGCGCCAAAGTTACCAGCTACATACCTTGAAGCTCTAGAGCATTTAGTTGAAAAGGAAAAGCTATTACTCGAGCAAGCGCCTAAAGTTGCATTCGTTGATAAATGCGTTGAACGGTCAACACTTTTAACAGCTAGCCAAGTAGGGCAAAAACACAAGCTATCAGCAATTAAGCTAAACCGCTTTCTAGATGAGCTTGGCGGAGTTTATAACAAAGGCGTTAAGCGTGGGCGCGTATTCTGTCAATCGTTTATCGATAATGGATATGGCGAGCTAAAGCAAACTGAACTAGGACATTCTCAGGCGCTATTTACGACGCTTGGTGAGCAATGGGTAAACGAGAAGTTAATCAGTGAGGGCGCGGTTTAATGTCTGCTAAGTGGACTTTTTGTGCTTGTGAGCAGCCAATAAAAACAGCGCCTAAGATTAATATTGACCAGTAAAGATATGATAGTATATGATGGTGTCATATACTTAAACGAGGCTTGATTATGAGAAAAGTTCCAAAGACATTCACGATTTCACCATCATCAGTAAAGATCCTTGAGCGTGAATCAACTATAAAAAACAGAACCGCATCAAATATTGTAGATGGATTAATAATGGTCATGAATGCAAAGCATGGCTCTTGTGAGTTTTGCGGATCAAAGATGACTGAAGATGAGTTGTTTACATATAAAACTATGTGCTTCAAATGCTGCTCAAAGGCTTGGAAGGCTTACGAGATTGCTCATGGCGGAGTTTGCAGTGAAGACACAAAGAAAAGACATGTAACAAAGTCTATGAAGGCAGATGTTTTAAATCGAGACCACAACAAGTGCTTGAAATGCGGTTCAATAGAAAACCTTACTGTTGATCATATAACGCCACTATCTAGAGGTGGAGATAACGACTACTCAAATTTACAAACACTGTGCTCATTTTGCAACTCTGCAAAGGGCGTAAATATTGAAGACTGTAGAGAGGTTATTTAATTGAAGTGGATTAAACACGATACAGACGCGAACAATGACGCGAAGTTACAAAACGTATTGCTTGATTATGGGCTGGAAGGCTACGGGCTTTACTGGTACTGCATTGAGCTCATAGCTGGAAAGGTAGATAAGGACAATATCACTTTTGAGCTAGAGCATGACGCAAGAATAATCGCTAGAAACGTTGGCTCAACAGCGCAGAAAGTTGAAGAAATGATGCGTTATTTTGTAAAGACTGGATTATTCGAGAGCTCAAACGGTGTGATCACGTGCTTCAAGCTTGCAAGACGCCTAGACCAGTCTATGACCAGTAATCCTGAGATGAGAAAAATCATCGATTCAATAAAGAATCATGACGGAATCATGACGGAATCATGCAAGATTAGATTAGATAAGACTAGAGAAGATAAGAGTAAAGATAAAAGCGCTTTGCAAGAAGAATCATTAGAGCAAGGTTTTGAAATATTCTACTCAGCAGGTCTAGTTAAGAAATCTAAAGCTCAGGCATACAAGAAGTTCAAATCACTTGCTAAGCAGATGAAAGCCGACCCATTAGAGTTTGGTCAGCTATTGGCAAGAGACGTGCAGACACGCATTGCAAAGCAGCAGTTTGGCATTGACAAGCTTCACCCTTCAACTTACTTGAATAACCAGAGATGGACGGACGAACATGAAGAAACCAACAATGGACGGGCTGCGCAACCTTGTCGCCAGTCAGCAGCAGAACGCATCAACGCAAGAAACGACGCAAAATACGGACACACAGGCAGCGGATTGGGTGTGGGCGAGAGCGGCGGAGATTTACGGGGAGCAATGGGTGAGGGAGAACGGAGAGTCCCCATCACTTATGTGGAACCTAGCGCTGAACAAGTTGGATCAATCGACTGTCAAGAATGGAATCAAACAGATTATTGATAAGCGTGTTGCATGGCCTCCTAACTTAGCTAAGTTTTTGGACCTTGCAAGCGGCATTGATACAGATGCAGCATTTGACCGTTTTATCAGGCGTGAAGAACCGCTTGATGATGTTGAGGCAAAGACCCGTAGTGATTGTGGATTTGCTTGCAGGACGCAGCTGTCAGAAGACAAGGCTAGAGCAAAGTTTAAGAAGGTTTACACAATGTGGCACGAACGCAAACAGCGCGGAGAAATGCCAGATCCAAATCAAAAGGCTATTACGCAGAACAGGCAGACCAAAGACACTGACCACATGGTTGAAGAAAGAATGCGAAGTAATAAGCCAAAAACAGAATTAGAGAAGCGCATAGAAGCGCTAAGGGGTAAGTGAATGTACATAAATTACGATACACAGTCATCGCACCAAGGTTATATTGATATGGAGTTCAAAGAGCTTGTTGATCACCCTCCAAAAGAGTATAGCTGCCCAGCTGGGTGGGAAGATATTCTAGATGCCGTTACTGACGGGTTCTACTACGATGGCAAGGGCCATGACATACCAAAATATATGAGTAAGGTTTTTGAATATGAAGGAGATTATAAATCAGCAGGAGTTAGCAAGAGATTGGTTAAGAAGTGGTGCAAGATGGTTGAATAATACCTGAAGACATAATGGCGCAACTAAACACAGGTAGCGCATTACCAAAAGGCTCCATCTGGTCAGACCACTACAGGTAAAGATTTGTAGTAAAGTTGGCTTAGTTGATTAAGGAGATTGAAATGAGAAAGATTGAGTTTAGAGGGTTGAATACTAGTGGTGAATGGGTTTACGGTTCGTATGTTAGCTACTACGAAGGGCATCACGAGATTCACTGCAAGATTGATCCAGAAGATGATTTTAATGGCTATCCTGTAAATGGCGGAACTGTTGGCCAATACACAGGCATTAAAGACAGCAACGGCGTAAAGATATTTGATGGTGATACTGTCGGGACTGATCTTGAAGTTGGTGACGTGAAATACATTAATGAGCAAGCTGCATTCTGCCTTGTTGATGACGGTGATTTTATCTGCCTACTTAGCAATGCAATAAACCCTGAAGTCATCGGCAACATTAACGAGAAAGCCTAATGTTTCACGGATACCCAAATCAATACTTTCAGCGCGGCAAGGAAAGCGATTTAAAGTCTATCTTGCAGCGCATGAGAGTTATACCAGAGCGCCTTAAGGAAGATGTTAGCGAGAAGTACATGAGCTTTAAGCCTGTTGATGGCGGAGAGGCCAGGAAAATCGCTAACACTTGGTTAAATGAGGAGGCGTTGAAATACAAAAACGCCTCATGTGTGAAAGATGATGTTGCCGAACGTGTAGAAATCGAATCTAAGCGGCCTAAATCAAGCGAGGTTGAATTTAAATCTAAGATTGATACAAGTACGCCAGTTAAGGGTAAATCGTTCTTAGATGGCCTTTTAGACGATGTTGATAAAAATTATAGGAGAAAGTGATGAGTAACGAATCAAAGCAATTTTATTACCGGCAAGGTTACGCTAGCGGAGTTAATCCAAATCCGTTTAATCCAAACTCTGCGACTCAGCGAATGAAGTACTACTTTTTCAACGCAGGAAAGGTCGATAGGGCGAATGGGTGGTCTTATGATGAAAAGGCGTTTCTATGATGATAAAGGATGCGGCTATTGCTGCACAGCTAGCTAATCTCGATACGTTTAAGCACGACAAGCCATGCAGGGCATGCGGTGGAACTGAGCGATACTCGTCATCGACAACCTGCGTTAGGTGTCACAGGGATAGAGCTATTAAGGCTTACGTGAAGCTTGGCAGTGATGGAAAGAAGAAAGCTAGGGAAAGAGCTGCCAAGTGGCGCAAGCAAAATAGAGAGTATTACAGTAATTATCAAAAAGCGCGCTATATGCGCAAAAAAGAAGAATCAGAAGGGTTGAGGTTTTTATGATTGGACATGGTAACAAGCGCGGCAAGTCGCTAAGAATGATAGCTCGCGAAGCAGGTAAAGAAACTTACGAAGGTAAGCGTTGCGGATGCGGTCACACGACAAAGAAGGTCACTACCGGCAAGTGTGTGTTTTGTCGCGGAGAGTTTGCACCAAAGCGAGTGCCGAAAGAAGATGATGCGCCTATAGCATTGGCGTTAATGGCTCACAAAGCATTTAACGTGGTCCTGCGATGAAAGTTAACTTTTTAAAATGCGCTGGTGGTGTGTTGACGCCAGCGTCAGATATTGAAGCCGAAAGAATGAGCCGCATCAAGACCGGGTTAATCTGCGAGATTGATATCAAGGGTGGTGAGAAGCGAAATCGAGGCTATCATAAAAAGATATTCTCATTCATGAATTTCTGCTTTGAATACTGGTGCGCCAATAACACTGAGGTTGAATTTCAGTGTGAGGCTGCTCAGTTTGACTATTTCAGGAAGCGCCTAGCTATTCAGGCAGGTTATTACGATTACGTTGTTGATTTGAATGGCGCGACAATGATTCAGGCTAGAAGTATTTCTTACGACAACATGAGCCAGGAAGAGTTCGAGCAGTTTGGTAGCGCAATAATCAACGCTGCTATTGCTACGGTATTTCAAGGTGCTGATGATGATACGTGTCACAAGTTGCAATCGTTCTTTTAGTGGTCAGACCACTTAGGTGAATTTGTTGTGATATGTTTGGGTAAATTAATTGGAGGTTGTGATGAGTGAAGCTAAGTTTACCAAGGGGCCGTGGGTTGCGGATATTCGTGTAGGATGCTGCGCTGTATACGCTAAGGATTCACGAGACGAGTTTGAGCAGGGCTTGCATAGCGATGGTGATAACATTTATTACGCATCATTCCCAAATATTGCTATGAAGCCTGAGCGTAAGAGTGAGTCAGTTGAGCATATCGCCAACGCCCACATAATAGCAGCAGCGCCTGAGATGTATGCAATGCTTGAATCCCTACAGCTTGATGTTGAAGGCGACATGAAGCGAGATCAACTACTAGCTAAGGCGCGAGGCGAGCATGAATAAATTAATCGATTATCTAGACGGTTTGCCATCAAGCGCGCAGTTTTTGCTTGTTGGTTTGGTTGTTAGCTTATTTGTTATGGTGGT